ACACCGACAGCAGGCATGACAGGGGCTCAAGCGGCTTATGCTGCACAACAGTCTGTGTCATACTTTTCTGAGCTCACTGAGCTGTATGAATATTGCGAAATTACTTGGAACCTATTCATCGGAGGGAGCAAATGATAGTATTTGGATTTGCAAAAGATTATCAATATGATGCAGACGGTACACTTAGGATACAGGTAAGGATACCGTCTATTCATGGACCTTACAAGCAGCAGTCTACGAAAGGCACTTATACAAGAGATGAAGACTTGCCTTGGGTCAAGTGTCTGTTGACAGTTAATTTGCCTGTAGAAGGTGATGTAGTAATGCTTCAGTCCGTCAATGAAAGTAAGGGTAGCGATTTTGTTGGGTTAGGACTTACCGGCGGTAATTATCACAACGGTGCAAAAGCATAACGAGGAGGAGTAACATATGATATGTTCGTCGTTCTCATATCCAAACATGTTCGATGTAGCAAGGGGTAAGATCAGTTTATATACAGACGCAAAGTCTATTACAAATAGAGTTAAGCTCTTGATGCTGACTGATCCTACAGAGATGCACATGAATCCAAGGTTTGGCCTGGGACTTAAAAAATACATGTTCCAATATAATAATGAAAATACGATAGCGAGGATAAGAGATGATCTCGTAGAGCAGTTGAAACTTTGGGAACCTGCAGTCGTCGCAGAGTCAACTAAAGTTACTGAAGGTTCGTCTTCTGGAGAAGAAGGCCACCATTTAAGCACACGCGAAGCTGAACTTAATCATCTTAAATTAACAGTGACATTAGAAACGGCTTATGCTGAGATGATATCATTTGAAATAGATGATAGTGAAATAATTAGAGATAGAATATTGTAAAAGGAGGTATAAGTAATATGTCTGCACAAGTAATACACGCATCCATTGATGAGAGGGGGCACGCATCCGGAGGCAAGGCAGGTGACCAAACAGGAAGGGAAGTTTGCATTGCCCCCTTCAATCCAGATAGGGGATGGAACAAGGTACTTAGATGCAAGAGTAGTAGAATCATTAAGAAAATGATCACGATCGGCAAGAAACTCTGCAAAAGTTCTAAAGTAGGCTACGATCAGGGGCAGCGTAACACACTTCACACTCAGATGAAGAAATATAAATACGATGCTAGCAAGTATGTCGATGAAGGCAGTAAATCAGAGACAGATTGCTCAGCGTTTATGACTTGCATAGCAATCGCAGGAGGCGTTAAGAAGCTTGAATACAGTGCTAATGGAAACGCTCCTACAACTTCCACAATGGTGGGAGCATTCACTAAGACAAGAAAATTCAAATCAATGTCTTACAAGAAAGGTATGCGTCTCAAACCTGGAGACATTTTGGTCAAGGAAGGATCACATACCGCAATGTATATCGGGTAACTACTAACAAAACCAAGGAGGAAGAAAACATGGCAGATTCAGGAATCTCCAAAGGAATAGTAAAGTATTCCAGTAGAGATTATCAGTCTCTCTTAACTGATTTCTTATCAGCGGTTCCGCAACTAACCGAGTTATGGGATGCAGAGAGCGAAGCAGATCCAGGCATGATCTTAGCAAGGTACATGGCATCTATCGGAGATATGCTCGGAGTTAACTTAGACGTGCAAGCGAATGAGGTTTATGCACCTACAGTATCGCAGAGGAAAAACGCAGAAAAGATATTTGCATTGAGCGGATACGACCTAGGTGGCTATACTGCAGCGCGTACTGAGGTAACATTTACTAATGCAAGCAACAATGACATAAAAGTAGATTTCGGCTTCAACGGAGCGAATTTCTGCACAGTCAATGCTTACACAGATATCACATCTGCAGAGCGAGTTATTACATATAACATACTTCCAAGAACATCCGGATATAGCGAATCGCAGTCGCGAAGCAGCCGTTACATAGTTTCAACGGACATAGATGTGTTTGAAGAAGTTGACGCTGTGACATTAGGTCCTGGAGAATCTTGCACTCGAGTAGCCGTGGAAGGAGAGCTTAGAAGCTTTAATGTCAGCGTTGCAGACGTTAAAGCAAACAATTATGTTATCAATCTTCCTTCACAGCACGTAGACAGCACTGCTGTTTGGGTCAAAGCTAAAGCTAATCTAAGTGATGAAAACTTCCTTGTAACTAGATGGCGTCAGGTAGCTAACACTGCCGAATTTGTAACTCCTGAACCGTTGTTTGCAGTTACTTACGATCATTATTCAAACGCTCAAGTAGTAGTTAGTAACTACTTGAATCAATTGGAGAATTATTCCAACAACTGGCTTATCGTTTATTGGATTGACTGTTCGGGAGTTATTGGTTCAGTAGGCGAAGACGTCTTGACTAACTTGATTTATGCTAAGACCGGTGACGGAGTCAACTCAGTAGCATCTGATTCAGGCAATTTAACAATATCTAACTTATCTAATACAGTAGAGCTCCCGCATACTTATACAGTAACTGGAGCAAGTCCGGAAACGGCTCACGAAGCTTATTTCAATAGTCGCAGATATATTAACACCTGGGACAGCATTATAACACTTCCAGACTTTAACAAGTTCCTTTTACGCGAGGCAGGAGTAGATACAGGACTAGTAATCGATTGTCAGAAAGCGCTTGAATATAACTTAGCAGTATACAATGACAACACATTGACCACCGGTCAGAAGGCTAAGAAATATATCACTAACAATGATTTTCCAGAAGGGAATGACGATTTTGATTGGGCAGCTGTTTTGAATCTAGATTTCGATCCTTCAGATCCGCAGAAATTCGTGTTTGCAACTAACTTCCAGAGGTACACAGCGATGGCCTTCTGTATCCATAATGACTTCTTGAATAGTTCGTTCGGACAGGGTCAGATAAGCAACGCGATGATTAAAAATACAACAAACTTCGCTAGATACAAAGCACCTGCACAATTCTTACAGTATATTGAAGAAGACTACAGGCCGCTACAGGCTATGACAGTAGATCTCGAATTCGGATGGACTAGACTTTTCAACTTCACTGTCATTGGTCAGATATTCACCGAAACTCCTGTCAGTCGAAACGTCGCTGACCAGATTGTAGCAGAAGCTAAAACAGCATTGTCGCTATTCTATGCACCCGCTAATAGAGAGTATGGAAAGCTTCCTAATATTAAAGAGATAATCGAAGTAGTAAGCAAAGCATCATCGCTTATATCGTACTTTGACATTGGTAACAGAAATGCAGACGTCATTGAATGGATCAATTGCGATATTGAATTCTTCAATCTAATTTCGTTTGCAAGGTATGTTCCATCACTTGCAAATTCAGAAACGCTGATAGTTGCACCGTCGTGCATTGTGGACTAGGAGGTAGAAGATGCTATTATCCGAAATACCAGTACCTGAGGTATATAGAGAAAGTGCTGACTTCAGATTCTTCCTCAGATGGATTGAGATATGCTTAACTAGGCATCAGTATAACACAGATAACTTAATAGATCTTCTTGATCCGCTTAGATGCCCGTCACAGCTTGTATGGATGCTAGGAGATACTTGCGGATACAAATACGACGAAAGGGCATCCAAAGCGTTTAACCGGTTAGTCATTCTGAACTTTTCAAAGCTGATTAACTACCGAGGATCAGAACGTGGGATGACTTTTGCAGCCGAGATCAATCTAGATCAATTCAACTTGCAGAATTATGCCAAGGAGAATCCGATACTAGAAGATAGACTTGAAGATACTTCAATACCTGTAAATTCAGTCAGCGTAACTCCGCATGTTAAACAGGGGTACATTGACGTTGTTTATTATTCAGAAAACATACCTACAGATATTTGCTTAGAGTATGTCAGACCTGTTGGAATGTATGCGTTCCAGCATGCAGGAGTAGCAGTTAGCGCTCGTACAAAGGTATCTGTCGATGCTCGACTTACTAATATCAACGATGGTAATGTTAAGCCAGGTCCTGCATTTATTGCACATTATCGGCGTGCAGATTATGCGAGCTTGCAGAAGGAAGCGCCAGATGGCTCACTTGAACGACGTCATGACGGCTATTATAGGAACAGCAAGTATGAAGGGCACACTACTCCGTTCATGGACGCAGGTTTCCGCTCATTGTATTCATTGCAGCTTTCTAATAACGAGCACATCGTCAAAGCATTGCTTCCGTCACTCGAAGAGCCCGAACAGATATTCAGTATGGGATTTGGCCCAGAAAATGTTGAAACTGTTTATCCTGATAACTATCTTAAAACAGGAGATGATCCTTACTATAATCTTCGAGTTGATAGAGGCCTTGAGGAATCATACACACCTGCTGTTTATACAGTCGAAGACGCCGAAAGCGTTGTCAGGCCGTATCCTGCAGTTAATCCGCCGATGTTCCATATCGGTGATGCCATATCTCTCAATGATGATAATACACAGTATACTGTATTCAATCGTGAAACTGGAGAGGTTGAAGTCAGGGGTGTTGACCCACTAGGTGAAGAGATTAACAACGAAGAGGATGAGTAACACAACCTTCTATACAATTTGAAGGAGGGTTCGATATGTTTGAAGTCCCAGTAACTGCACGAGGCGTAGCGAAGCTTGCTACTCCAGAAGAGATAGCCAAAGAGGACTCATTCTATCCCTTGGCATCAGATGAAGGGCTTATCCTCCTGACCGATTTCGATGTTATTATACTTCGGAATGTAGGCGAGATGGGATATACCCATCCTAACTTGCATAGGCGGATAGATCAAAATCCAGACATACCAGTCGGATCTAACTATCCTTTTGTACATTATAGGCCAGACGGCACTGCTTATCCGCAGCACATTA